GGGCATGCCAATTCCTAACGGCTATTACTATAAAACTACCACCGGTGGGTCTTACAGGGAGCTTCGTTAAAATGGAAAAAGGTTTTTATCATCCTGATATCGGTTATTGGCAAACTGTAGGTGGCGACCCGAAGATAGAGGATTATCGCACCGGTACTATAGAAGTTCCGTTAAAGCCAAGCGAAAACCACCACTGGCAAAATGGTGAGTGGTTTTATGTGGAGCCACCTCAACCGACGGCCGCGGAATTGCGGGCGCAGATGCCAAATAAAACTCCGCGTGAGTTTCGAGATATTCTCATTGATATGGGGATTTTCTCTCATATGGTGGCTGAGAAAATCAATGAAATTCCCTTTGATATTGAGCGACAAAAAGCACTCAACGCTTGGGAAGTATCCACCTATATCAGTCGTACCGACCCGCATGTCGATATGATCGGCGCTATGTTTGATAAATCGCCTACTGATATTGATGCAGCTTGGCTGGCCTGATTTAAGGTTTGTTTCTCCTTGCCATTTTTGAGCGGCTTTTCATCGGAAAATCACAAATGATAAAACCGCGCCAATCGGGGCGAGGATCCCTTACCTTCTTTTTGAATGCATAATGATCTTGCTTATATACCTTTATATCCTAAGCCTTTTAGGGGGTCGTGCCGTATCTTGGTAGCGCACTTGACGATGAATGGCTAGGGTGCGCGGTGGCATGATCGAATCGGAAACCCACTAAACATAACGCCCGAAAATGTTCAGATAAGCCAGTTACTTCGCTATTGATGTATTTAGGCGATCCTGAGAAGATTCGGCGGCGCTAACATTTTGTATTTATTGTTTTCCGCCAACTGTAACTCCAATTAAATCCCAGTTTGTGTTGTTTTCATTTTCTTAATTTAAATAGATTTTTTATTTTATAATAACGATTTTCACCTATTGTCATCTTAATAATACTTTTCATTTTTAGGGATTTTATTAGCAGCCAATAATACGACGGGACGCGGGGGGCAGACAATACATGTTTCACAGCTGTAGGTATGGATCCGAAGGAGTGATAAAGCGGACTAAGAGATAGTCCATTTTCTTGATATTCAATAATTTTAACTGTTTCAGGTATGATTGTTATTTTACTTTTCAACTGGTCAAGAAATATGTGCTCATATCCATTCTTGAAGTATTTTTCAGGAAATCTGATACTTCCGATAGATTCGAGTTTGAAAACAAAATGTTTATCGCCGGGGTAGTTCTTTTTGAAGTCTTTGTAAGTTATTTTTCCGTATTCGTGGTAAATTTCGTTTTTGAATGTCGATGTTGATAATGAATTACAGTTAAAGCAAAGCCAGTTATCTTTATTGTTTATATTAATTTCATCATTGATAATACTGAGGGCGTTGGAAGCCAAATAATCATCGTCATCAAGTACAAAGAAATAAATATTTTCTATGCCGAAATTCTTAATGCAGTAATCTATCATTATATTTTTTGATTTGTTTGATCCGACGTTTATTTTACTTTTCATGTAAATAATGTCAGGATTTTTATTAATTAGATTTTCTAAATCAGTATAATCTTGATGTGAGCCATCATTAAATATTGCAAGTTTAAAATGTCTATAATTTTGCTGCAGTACAGAATTCACCGTTCTCAAAACAAGATCAGATCTGTTGAATGTAGATGTTATTATAAAGAAGAGCGTTTTATCATTTTCTCTATACATAATGTAATATACTCATGATTCGTTTTTTATTTATAAAAGATATGCGTCTTGCTATTGTTTTATATTATGGCGGTGTTTTCCTCGTCCTGAGTATATTTATTTATGAATACCTCAATCGGAGAGAAAAAATCATTCTGTGCTTCAATAATTTTCTGATCCGACCAATCCCACCAGCGAATATTCAATAGCTTGCTGATTTGAGTATCACTGAAGCGATATTTTATGATTTTGGCAGGTGTTCCAATTACGACTGCATAAGGGGGGATGTCTTTTGTGACTAGTGCATTTGTGCCAATTACAGCGCCATGCCCGACAGTTACGCCAGGCATAATCGTAGCTCCGCGGCCAATCCATACATCATTACCAATTGTGATGGGGCCGGGGCATTCTAAATCAGAGCTGCTTGGTTCAGTTCTTGTCATTAAGGTCTTGAATGGAAAGGTGGAGGCGAAATGAGTTGGGTGATTGGCTCTGCACAAGAAAGATACATTTTCTGCAATTGAACAATAGTTCCCGATCAAAAGAGGAGATTCATTGCTGCAACCGAAAACCCCTTTTTCTTCAATGCCATATGTCCATGTTCCAACAATCATGCCGTCCGGTAGGGTGAAACCAAAACGGGGAGGGGGAGCTTTTAGACCGAGTCGAATTCTTAATTTTCTAAAGAGCCCCATTCTTTGCCTGCCTTTGCGGTAATATTTAAAGTATTTCTAGTGTGTATGCTTCATATGAATTATATTTTTTTATATCAAGATATTGACTTTGGCTTATACTTATAAAGACGTGGAGAACGAATCTTTTAAGAAGGAAGTGATTAAATTAAATTAATTTCATTTCATTTCATTGCCGTGAATCGTGAGTGGGGGCTTTATATTGGTTCTGCAAGAGAAATTTAATGTTGTCGTTGATATTTATTTCAATATTTTATGACCTTAAAACCATAAATGTTATCTATGCTATAGTGTATTATTTATGGAAATCCCGAATCAAACAACAAAGCTAACGCTAATAAAATAGAGTAAAATTTGTGATAGTGAATACTTTTTGGATAGGCCGAAAGATGGGGCCTGTGCATGCAGCGTGCCTGAGGTCGTTTTTAAGAAATGGCCATGATGTGGTTTTGCACTCGTATGGCGTGCCAGAAGACGCCCCCAATGGCTTGCGTATATTTGATGCCAGCAAGCTTATGCGGGAAAACGAGATTATCGCACATAAAGAAACTGGCAGCCTTACGATTGCTTCAGATATTTATCGATATCGCATACAAAGAGAAGGGTTGGGGCTTTATGTTGATTGTGATGTCTATTGTGTAAAATCATTTACTGACTCTTCTTATATTATTTCAAGAGAATGTGACACTTATTTTAACAATGCAATTTTAAAAACCCCGCAGGATAGCACATTATTACGTAATTTATTGGATGCATCTGAAGATCGATATTTTATACCGCCTTGGTTACCCAAAAAGAAATTCTTAAAACGCAAGATTTTAAAAAATGTAGGTTTTGGGAAACATATCTCTAAGCAGCCTTGGGGGGTAATTGGGCCAAAGCTTCTAACGCATTACGTTAACGAGTTGGGCTTGCAAGAACATGCATTAGGGGCAGATATATATTCCCCGCTACATCCCAGTATGTCCCACCTGTTGTTTCAGCGTGGTTTAACTGTAAGTGATTTGATCACCGCACGGACCATTGGCTTACATTTATACAACGCTAATATAAGGGGGCGAGATATTGTTGAAGATTCACCTTTGTATGAAATTCTTCGTACATAATGATAATGCTTAAAAATTGAGATGTACATGAAGTCTTTTATTATTAATCTTGACCGACGTCCAGATCGATTGAAGGATATTACAGAGGTATTCAAACGAAGTAATATCGAATTTATGCGCGTATCCGCTGTAGATGGAAAAGAATATGCGAAAACACTTGATGACTGGAAATATTCATTAACTCCACCTGAAGTCGGGTGCTTTTACAGTCATATAAAATGCTTTGAGCTAATCGCAGCTGGGTGCGATGAATATGGTGTAGTTTTCGAAGATGATGTTATCCTATCAAGGCATGCTTCTTACTATCTCAATGACATCAGTTGGATACCTGCCGATGCAGATATCATTAAACTAGAAACTACAAGTGAAAATAAAAAAGTTAGATTGGTTGATATTCAATCATTGCCGGTTGGAGGCGTAAAAATCGCACGTTTGCGGTCTATGCATTGTGGGACTGGTGCATATATAATATCTAAAAGGATGGCGCAGTTAATTATTAACCGTATATCCTCTCCGACTCTGCCCATTGATGTTCTTTTATTTATGCCTGGGCCTGGTCCTTTGACCGACTTGAAAGTCTATCAGTTGACGCCTGCCATATGTAAACAAAAGCTATTGGAAAGCACAATTGATGTCGAAAGAAGCGAATGGCATGCACTTGAGGTGGAGGAAAGAAGGCGCAATAAAGCCCCAATCAGTTTTGGTTTGCGAATAATTCGTGAGATAAAGCGCCCTATTTATAGGCTTAAGGCGAGGCTAATTGAATGGCGGGGCGCAGTTTTGCGTTTAACTCGTATTGGGCGTTCTTGGATGAAAATTCCATTTCAATGAAATATTAATGATTGTTAAGAAGTGCTATAGGAAATAATCAAATCCGCGTTGATCTGGAATGATCAACGCGCCTTTTTGGTTAGCCAATTTCATTGAGGCTTAGTTAGAATAGTATTTTGACTAACGTTGAAATTGCATAACAATATAAATGTGGAATTCACACACTTTGGGCGTGTTGTAGATACATGTCTGGATGAATGATTTACACAATCAGGCCGGGTTATGGCGTGACTACTGTCGTTTCTCTCCGCCGTCGTTGTAGTGGTTTTGGTTACCCGAAGTTGATTGTATACAATCGACAAGGCTTTTTTTAGGAAAATCACAAATGTGTTAAATTGTGCCAGTTGGCGCACTGATCCTGCTCATTTGTTTTCATAGAAAACATCATGAATATGAACCTTAGCGACACCCGCCTCTTGATTGAGGCGGAGCTCAATCATACCGTTCAGATCACGAGCTTTAGCCTCTGTTGTAATCCGTAACAATCGGTTAGTTTCGTGAAGATCGTGCCGCCGAACTATTAGTTCAGAATAAGAATCAGAATTTACGCTGTAATGGGCTCATTTAATGTGGTGAGCTAGATCTATAGCCCGGATGAATATCACTGTAATTAGGGATAATAAGTATACTCGGACATTTAAAACAGGTGCGAACACACTCGCTTATGAGTCTGTTTAATGGACATTTTTGCAGCTATTATTCAAAGTACGTTATTATGATTTCATAATTTGAATGGTTCATTTAGCGGGGGGCTAGGATATGTGCGTTCATTTTAATGATTGCATCCCATCAAACTGGATGTGAGGCAATATGAGTGGGGCAATGCAAAACCAAAAATTGCGAGGTCATGAACTGTTACCTTCATATTACAAGGTGACACTACTCTCTATTGCAATTTGGGTAGTCTTTGTAGCGTGTACTGGTTGGTGGATTTCGCAAGCAATTGTAAAGGCTGAAATTGCTAGCTTGGATGACAGTGCCGAGTATGAGGCTACTACGACAGCACATGTCATGGATCGCGTATTTACTGAAATGTCCAGTATTGCCAATATGATGGCCGGACAAGCGGATGTGATACAGGCCGCCACTCGATATCGTACAGATCCTCTCTATTTTAGCAGTATGACACGCCAGCAAAGAGCCACAGAGTTCACTCGTGACCCGTTGGTGCGTAAGGTCGGTGATGTGATGAATGGGTTAGCTGGCGATCTTCGTTATGCCCGGATTTACATGAACAACATGTCAGATGACACCGTTACTGCGAGTAATTGGGCTGAGGCTGACAGTATTGTGGGGATGATCTACGCTGGGCGGCCTTACCTGCTTGATGCCCTTCGTACTGGTAAGGGCTCATCATTTGGAATAGCTCGCCTTAATAAAACGCCGTCTTATTTTGTTGCTAGCCGAATTGATGGCGATAATAATGAGCCACTAGGTTCAGTGACGGTCAAATTTGATGCTCCTGATGTTGCATCTTACTTGGTTGGGCGGCACATAGCATTAATTGTAAATCGCCAAGGTCGCGTAATCACCTCTTCAACGCCTGACTTCATGCTGCGTAACGTAGCAATACTTCTTCCTGAAGGAACGGTATTACCTCCCGATGGTGAGGAAGAACCGGGGGAACCGCTAGATGTGCAAGCGCTTTTAGATCCAGTACATGGCAATTCGTGGTTAGTTGATAACAAGCCTTACCTTGTGGAGCGCCAGCCGATTAAAGGTACAGATTATCAACTCTTTACGTTAGCTTCATTGGATTCGTTGGCACCAATGCAAAGCCACCATTTCTGGGTGGCAGGATTAATAGGTTCACTCGGAATTGTCTTTATCCTGCTCGCGAGCCAAGTCGTAAAATATGTAATGATGCGGCGTCAGGATGAGTTGTACGCTGCTAATTATGATGTTCTGACCGACTTACCCAACAGACGAGCAATAATGGTCGAATTGGATAGGTTGTTCACGTTAGCAAAGCGTTCTCAACAATGGGTTTTAGTTGTCTTCATCGATCTAGATGGTTTTAAGGCGATTAACGATTCCTATGGGCACGAAGTTGGCGATAAGTTTCTGGTTGATGTTGGCAAGCGTTTATCCAGCGGACTTCGTGAGAGCGAGATGTTGGGGCGTTTAGGTGGTGATGAATTTATAATAATAGGTCGGGTAGCACCGCCAAATGCTGGCAATCAGGATGTGAATATTACAGCGCTGCGTAATCGGTTGATGCCTTTGTTGATTGGTTCTTATATTTTTGAAAATTGTCGGTTTGATTATTCAGGAGCGAGCATAGGTATCGCTTGTGTAAATCCATCTGTAAGTTCCGTGAAGACGGCTCTTAGAGAGGCTGATCAGCTAATGTATGCTGATAAAAAAAGACGTCGTGAAACAGAGTAACACCCTGTTGTATATTGATAGTTCTAATGGAAGCCTCGCTCACGCGGGGCTTTTTTATATCCAAAGAAAACACCATGAATATGAATATTGGCGATACTCGTCTCTTGATTGAGGCGGGGCGAGAGCGTGGACTATTGCGCAATCAAATGACCTATGTGTTGGCGACTGCTTATCATGAGACAGCGCATACTATGAAGCCTGTGCGGGAGATGGGTGGTGAGAAGTATCTTCGTTCGAAAAAATATTACCCTCATGTTGGTATGGGGTATGTTCAGCTGACATGGAAAGAAAACTATGAGCGGGCTGCACGAGAGCTTTGTCGAAAAGCCAGCGAGCGGTTGTGTGTTGATTTCGTGGGTAATCCTCAACTTCTGTTAAAGCCGGAATACGCTGCGCCAATCCTCATCATTGGTATGCAAGAGGGCTGGTTCACGGGCAAGAAACTGTCCGATTATATCACCTTGCAAAAGTCTGACTTCCGTAATGCTCGACGCATCGTCAACCTGATGGATAAGGCCGATCTGATTGCAAGCTATGCCCGTGCGTATGACAAGCTGTTACTTGCTGAAGGTTATGGCGTTGAACAGGTTATCGAAGCGCCGGCCAATGAGGTTCTGCCAGTGCCGGAGAACCTCGAACCGGTCGGTAAGTCGAAACGCTTCTGGACATGGCTGACAGCTGCGGCGTTACCGGCAGTCGGTCTGCTGGATTGGCGTGTGCAACTGGTTTCGGTGGCGATTGTTGGTGGTCTTGCCGGATATGCAATTTATTCGATGCCACCGGTTAAAGCCAAGATTACGAAGCTGATTGAGGCGCTCTGATGAGGCTGACACTTCAACACATCATTGGCGCAGCAATCGGAGGGGCAGTTTCAGGCCTCTTTTTTTATGCGCTCGGGGCTCATGACGGCAAGCAACAAGCGGCATTGAAAGCCGCTCAAGCTGTGACACACGCAATCCAGAACAGGGCAGGGATTAATGAGACAATCGACAACATGGATAGCGCTGCTCTGTGTGTTGAGCTTGGCGGGGTGCGCGACCAATGCGAGCAACTGCGCGGGTTGGCAGAAGATCAGCCTTAAGCCGGAAACGGCGGTCTATCTAGCTGGTAACGACCAGAACGCAGGCAAGGGTGTTGCCAATCATAATGCTTACGGAAAAAAAGCGGGGTGTTGGTGATGGCAACGCCGACACAGGACACGAGAGACAGAGTTATCCGCATGGAGGGGAAGGTTGAACAGCTTGAACGTAAGATTGATGATCTGGACGCGAAGGTATCCGAGATGCATCAGCTACTCACGCAGGCCAAAGGCGCGCGCTGGATGCTGATGCTTATGATCGGTATTGGCGGTTTTGTTGCGGCGAAAATCACCCCTCTTATTCAATACATATCAGGTAGATAAAATAGAAATGTTCTATTGAATTTAGAGATTTCCTCTCAAGCATTATTGGCACCGCTGATGTTGATATAGCATAATTATTTACCACTTCACACGCATTCCAACGGTGCCTTTATACGAGTGGCTGTCACCAAAGTTTTTGAAACTGGTATTAATGGAAGCCTCGCCATAGAGGGAGTATTTATCATTATCCCAATTGTATGAACCACCAAGGCCGATACCGCCCCATAAGCGCTCTTGTTTATTGGCAAAAGCTTTGGTTGCAATGTTAACCTTGGTGCCGTCAAGGAATTCATTATAGAGATTTGCAATCCCATAAACGGTACTGCGGTTTGTCATGCCCCGAGTATTCTGCCAGGCGTTTTGATAATCAAGGCTGACGCTCAGACGGCCGCGCAGGCTGTCACCTTTATCCAGTGCGACATCTGTATTGCTACTTTCCCAACGGGTCGTGAAATCATCAAAATCGACATTTGAATATTGAAGCTGAGCTTGCGGTGTTACAGACCAATTCTCGTCAATGGCAATGCGTTGGCCTCCTTCTATTGATAGAGCATAGCCAAACCCATTGTTTTTGCCGTTCGCCAGATTTTTCTTGGCAGTAGAGGAGTAGAGGTCGCTTCTGTACCAGGTTAGTTGTGCCTGACCGTCGACATAAAAACCACTATCGCTATACCATGTTAAAGTGCCGCCAAAACCATAGCCGTCAGTTTTAATGTCACCATTGCCGTGTATGGATTCAACATCCATTTCACCATGGGTGTAATGAGCTGTGATACCGCCGATCAGCTTGCCTGTTTCTGTTTCGTTGAGCATGCCGTCAAGGCCAGCCTGGAGTTTGAAACTGTTAAAATCGTAGTTGGTTTCAGATGTTGAAAACCTCGGATTGATTTTTGTGTGAGACCCTTCAATGCGCCCCCAAACCCCATTGCTTTGTATGAATGTACCGGCTTCAGTACTTGGTACATAGGCTTCAATGCCATCGGCTCCTTGATCAAGACTGCGGTTACCCGCATTACTCCAGTAGCGATTACCTACGCGCTGCTGCATGGTTGGCAGAGCATTGAGACCTAGTAGAAGCTGTGGGTAGGCTTCATAAAGTGGAATGCCGGCATTGTACAACGGATCCGGGTCTGGGTCGTCTTTAAACTTTTCAGAACGAAGGTACAGGTTGACATCATTGGGGTCCGATACACTGCCATGGCGCAATTTATAGGCGTAAAGTCCGCCGACAACAGATTGCTCACCTTCGTGCACGTAATCCCCATTTAAAGCAAAATTAGCTGTTGATGTGCCTTCTATGATAACAATTGGTATGCCTTCGACGGTTTGAGCGCCATTGCCGCCGACGTTAACAACTTTCAGCTCAATATCTCCGCTGACATCTTTCTTGAAGATCAGAGTATCGGTTGGAGAGTCATCTAAACCAAGCTGGGAGGTGAGAATAAAGCGTCCGTCGTCATTATGATAATCATCTAGGATGGTCAGAGATTTGAATTTGCCTGGCAGCGCAGCAAATTCAACAGTGCCCTTGTTTGTTAGCGATTGCACTGTCGAGTTGTCATTTATAATCCAGCGACTGGTTTCATCCAGAGTGAGGCTATGGAGAACACGGTTATTGTCACCAATAAGTGCGGCACCTGTCCAAACGGAATTGTTGCTCAGTTTAAAATCGACGGTTCCGCTATTTATCAGACTATTGCCAATTAAATTGGAGGAATCTGCGGTAAGATTTACTGTTCCAACCGACATTGGTACGACATTTCCGCCAATGGTTGGCCGATATATGTCTGCAGAGAAAAGCAATGCGGAAGGGCTGTTTGAGGAAACCCTTGAGCCTTTGATAGTGATTGTATTTTCTGAGCCACCTTGAACTGCAATGGCGGAACCTTTTGCAGAGGTCACAACGGAATCTGTGACCGTTACCGCATTTTTATGTAAGTCGGCAGGAACTCCATTTGGGACGTTATAACCGCGCATATAAATGCCATGTGAATCAGCGCCCGTTGCTTCAACGGAAGACCCGGTAATATTAACGAGCGAGCCGCGGACAATATCAACACCATGAGCCTCTGCACCTGAAGTTTCGATCTTGCTGCCATCAACAATATTGATCCGGCCTCTCGCTACGCTTCTTGCTCCAGTAGCACCATCGCCCGTTGTCACGATATTTGTAGAAGCAATATTCAGTGTGCCTCGGTCATTAGCAAATGCTCCGAGTGCATCCTGTCCTTCGGTTGTAATGATTGAATTACTGATATCAATCATACCGGCTGTATTTGACCCGGTCGCTAAGCCTGCTGCTATACCATAGCTTGTATTGCCATATGTATGGATTGAGCTGTCACGTATAAGGACTTTTTTTCCTTGGGAATTAATGCCGTGTGCTTGCATTCCATGTGTGGTGACATCGACGGCTGTAATATCAGTGAAGTCAGTATTAAAATTACCGCCTGTGCCAACAAGCCAGATACCGTCTGAATAATTTTGCCATGTGGTGATGGCACCATTATTTAAAATTGCTTTGCTATGAGTATCCAGTTTGATGCCGTAGCCTAAGGTCGTCGCATCGCTTGCGCCCGTAAATGGGTTTTTGCCAACCGTTATGGTAAAATTGTCAGCATTGAGATTGGCGCCAAGCATAGTGATGCCACTAAAGTTGAGCGATTCAATCGTTGTATTGCTTACATTAACTATTATGCGGGCATTAGGATTCGTGATTGCGGCATTGGCCATTATTCCAGTGCCAAGCGATTTTATCTCACTATTGCTAATGCTAAAATCAGATCGTTTTTGATAAATATTAACGCCACGGGAATCTTTGCCGCTAGCGTGAATTTTTGCGTGATCAATAGTTGTCGTCAGCTGCTCTGCTGAGATGCTAATTGCGTTACTCGCATTACCCGTTGTTTCAAAGACGGCCTTTTGATTTGCGGAGCCTTTAATGGTGACAACTTTAGGTGTGTAATCACTAGAGCCAATTCTTAACGCGTCAACGCCATCATTCGTTGTTCTTATCAAAAATGATGAGTTCTCGATGGATAAATTGCCACCTTTAATCTCTATAGGCCGAATGTTGTCATTCGTAATGATGTGAATAGAATCATTATTAAATACAAAATTATCGCCATTGTTAACGACTAGAGGCGTTGTGAGCGAGTGTGCGGGTGTGGAAAAAATTAATAAGCAAATTGAACTTGTTAGCTGCAACTTCCTGCTTTTAAGTATTTTATAACTGCACATTTTTATCACCGTGTATTATAAAAGAACATAATAATATTATGAAATAACTTATATTAATTTAAGGTTAATTTTTGGTTACACGGTAATATCTTCGTGTTTATCGTTTTAAATGATATGTTTTCGATTTTATTAGCCTAAGAATGACGTAATTTTTATTATTGGTCATGTATTTTTATATTTGGTATTTGTTGTTGTTGGCTATGAGTTTTTTAAACTCTAATAAAGAGTGTTCTTAAAATTATAGTGCCCGTTCATTCACGGCGTGTTTGCAGTGCCGTTTTTTGCACCAAGGCTGTGCGAATCTAAAATGAAGAAGATATTTGCGATTTCGCTTGCACGGATTTTGCACGGATGCACGAGTTTATTCGCGCTATGTTCCGTGCATTTGTGCAGAAATGAAAAAAGCGCCCGAATGAGGCGCTTTGCATCTATTTGAATTCTTTGGGAAAACTGGTACTGCGAGGGAGGATTGAACTCCCGACCTCTCCATTACCAAGAGATGCAGCCGATTATCATTTTTCCCTTTGTTTTCCGAACCTTCGCCGTGACGGCTTTGGTGTACTTGTCAAAATCGTGCCAGTTGGCGAATTTTCGTCATTCAGCAAAGCTGCAACACGTTTACCGCCTTCATGGCTGTGCACGTAGGTCTCCATGAATAGCTTGGCTGATTTCCAGCCGCCTGCTTCCATAGCATCTTTTACCCGTGCGCCAGCCGCCATCACATTCGTCCCGAAAGAATGCCTGCCTGCGGAATGAGTGCTGCGTGGTTCGATGCCTGCGCGTTCGCAGACTGCCTTCATTCGCCGGTTAACTGCTTTCGGGTCTGTATATGAGAATACACGATCATTCAGTCCTGCGCCAAGGCTTGAAATACGTACGGCCAGTTCTTCGGTGAGGTGTCGTGTTTCCCATTCATCTGTTTTGGTTTTCTCCAAAATGACCATGCGGTTTTCAAGGTCTACGTATTTGCCTGTAAGCCGTATTGCCTCGGAAACGCGGGTGCCGGTGTGGTTCATGAAAAGCACTAGGGCAGACAGATGATGCAGATTGCTACTGTCTGCCTCAGCCAAGAATGCATCCAGCCACTCACGATCAACCGGTTTATGCTTGAGTGATTTTTGCACTTCGAACTGTTTGACCTTGATATGACCGCACCAACCAAGGTCATGAGCATGATTTATGACTGCTCGAGCAGGAGCAACAGCTTGCCGGTTACGGGTACGGGGTGCAGCGTTCGGATAGATGGATATCGCCATCTGGCGAATTTCAGCCGGCTTAATTGAACCTACAGCGCGACCTTTAAAGAATTTGAGCACTTTCGGAAGAAAGCGGCCTTCGCCACCCTGTTCGAGATAGTTTAGCGCCGCTTCCTCAAACGTCCTTACTGCTTCTTCGCCATAGGTGTGGCGTTTCCAGAGCTTCGCTTCGTATTGAGCTTTGAGTTCTTCTGCGGTTGCTTTGTCGCGAGTGCTAAGGCTTTTTCGAACGCGCTGTCCTGCGACGGTTCCGGTAACGTGCCAAATTCCGTTTTTGTTTTCGAGTTTAAGTCCTGACACGTCAAAGCATCCCGTAAAAGTGCAATATGTTCGGGGTAAAACACCTTCTTTGCCCCGCGTCTTTCATAATGGCCGTGTTTCTTAATCGCATCGACCAGGTATCTGCGCGATACGCCGAGCAGCGTGGCTGCTCCGGTCATATCAACCGGTGTTAGGTTTGCTGTCCAACTCGGTAGATCGTTCACTCCCCACCTCCTTGCGCCAAGGTTGTACGATTTATGGGTACAAACATCGCGCGTGGTGGCAGTGTTTTGCGGAGTGCCGGCTTTGGTTGTTTCCGACCTGCCAGCGAAGACTTCGGCCTTACCGCGCCGCTGGCCTTGTCACGCTGCCGGTCTGACTTGCGAATGGCCTTGATATCTCCGGCCGTCTTTTCAACATGGCAAACACGGCAGAGCAGGCGGCCATTGGCTACGGTTGCCTCGCCACCAAGTGCGCAGGGCAGAATGTGATCGACTTCGCCTTCGCTGGTTTTCAGCATCGCATAGCATTTCTCACACTTGCCGTTCGCACGGGCGATGATCTTTGCCTTGTCCTTACGAGAGAACTCCATGCGCTTGCTCATGACTGAACCTCGCTTTCATCAATCTGGGCGATGCCATAGGCAAGTGCGATTGCGTCAGTTAATTCCAGTTCACCGGTACAAGCAGAAATGAAGTGCTTGGTGATTGCCCGTGCTTTTGCTTTGGCAAAATCTGACAGTGCAAAACCGGCCGCGGTGAATGATTGTGCAGTAGCTGTAATAATTTCCGGATCATCGCCGACAGCCGGTTTCAGGCGTGTAATCAGTTCTCGCAGTGAAACCTTGTCCTGATCGGTAAGATGATCGATAGTACTGGAATTATCGAAGGTGGCGGCTGATGGGGACTGCTCACCACCCTCTGTACCGGCATCGGACAGGGGAGTATCTGCCGGTATTTCTTGTTCTGCCGTTTCATTGAGTATTTCACCATCAACTGTCACGGTTTCCTGTGTGGCGATTGGCTCGTCCGACAGCGGGTCTGTAATCACAGTTTTGACCTGCGGGGATACATCTTTCATCCGGTCGTACTCGTCCGGCTCCATGATGCCTGAAAAGCCGAATGCATATCGTGCGGCCTGAATTGCAGCCTTATGGCGAAGCATGCGGTTAGGCCATTTCTTCCATGGGTCAGTTTGACGGAAGCATTCGGACATATATTCAATCACGGAAATCGGACGTGCACGGTCTTTCCGGTAAATCCGGCATTCAACCGAATACAGCTTTCCGTCGTCACCGTTTGTGTCCTGAAACTCCATGCCGTCAAATTGCGGGTGCGAGTTGATCAGGTTCATCCAGCCATCAATCGAAACGATAGGTTGAATGCCACCACGGTCTGGAAAAGCATAAATCTCTTTGGTGAGAGGATTGAGCTTGTATTCCTTGGCAACCATCAAGAAGGCCGCAAACTGCTCGTTTGAGCAATCGCCTTTAATTACTGTTGCTTTGATGGCCGAAACGAATGCTGCAGGCTCCATGTCGTAACGGGATGCCATGCTGTCCACGAGGGAGCGTTTTTGTGCTGGTACGATCTGGTTCATAATTACGATCCCGTCATAAGGCGCTGCTGGTACCAGACCGGCAGGTCAGTTTCGTCTAATTCTTCAAGTGGAGTTGATGGTACCCAAGCTGTTTCGGTACCGAACTCGGCCAGATAGGTGCGGTAGTTGCTGACTGCCTGAGCAATCATGCTTCGGGCGTAGCTGAACAGCGGATTGCCAGGGGAAAGCTTGATGCCATGCGAGATCGGAGCGCCGTCTTTCTGCCAAAAGACAAAAACAAAGGCGAAAACCTCATTTGCTGCGACTTTTGTCAGCCATTCCGGATCATATGAACCGAACACGCGACCTTCACTCAGTAGGCGTTTGAGTTGGCGGCGCCCTTCGGTGTAATGCTCTGCGGAAATGATGTAGTCATAACTCGCAACCGCATCACGGCAGGCTTTGGCGAATGCTTTGTCGTTGCGATTAGCAATGGATTTAAGGTCGGTAATCGCGTTCAGCTTGAGATAGTCAAACCTTGCTTTGAACCTCACACCATCAACCGTCCAGAATACGGAGACTTCGGGCTGACCACCTTCAAAGGCGTTTGCCAGCGTCTTATTCGCTTTGATAAATGCTGATGCAGCAAGGATTTTCGCATAGTCTTTGAATTTGACCGGCACCTTACCGGCAGCAGTGATTTCCTTGATCTCGGCTATACCTTCTTTGCGGTTGGCCGAATTATACTGCGGCGCATGGAAAGTCTTGAATTTCTCCAAGCCTTCCAGAACGCATAGGTGCAACTGACGGCCGAAGATTTTGGCTGGTGTATCGTCGTTTTCATCACGAGCCGGATTCATCCAGCTGTCCCACCAAAAGTCTGGAGCGTTGCCGACCAGCTTTTTCAGACCAGTTGAGCCAAGAGCTGTATCTGCATGATAAACTGCGTCAGACATGCCGAAGTAAATTCCATCCGGATGTTCAGTGAAACCAGCCTTTTCAGCTGCTTCCTTTACAACCTTGGACGCAATAGTCCCGATTGACTGGAATTCATCACGATCAAACTTGATATCCATCACGCTGCCTCCAACCGTCGTAAACCGGCAGCTTGCAATTCGGCTTCAAGTTCAGCGCAGCGCTGCGTTAAACGCTCGATTTCGACATGAGCGGTAATCAGAGCTTGCTTGGAATCCTCTTGAACAACCTCGACAACACGCTCCAGCGCAAGCTTGGTGTTGCCCTGATCCCAATATGCGTCCCACACGCGATCCATGAGTGGTGCTGTCATAGCCATCACCTCACAGAGCTACTTGAGCGAACGAACGCTCATGGGTTGCAAATTCACGGCTTGAACGGCGTTCAGCTGCAACGATGTTGCCGAAGCTGACAGAGTGGCGAAGCCATAGCGGCGGGTTGTCCAGAACATCACCTGTGAAATGCAGAGACACTTCATCGGTAATGTCGGTCACGCACATTGACTGTTCGTCGAACCGGTAAATCTCAATGGCATCGTAATCGCCAGCCGCCTTGATAACGTCTGTATAAGTCGCGCCATGGATCAGGCGCGGATCGGCGTATTCGTAACCGGAGAATGTCGGGACTTTGAGCATGATGCGCTCGGCGGCATTCAGAGCAATCTTGTTCATTTCATAAAACCCCATCGTGAAAAGCAGATCGGCCGGTGGGCTTCTTCGTGCTGTTGATGGGTTTATGAAAGCATATCTTTCATTTGCATGCAAGCGAAAAGAAAGTATTGCTTTCAATTCGGTTGAGAGGTATGCCTTTGATGCTTTCAATGAAAGTGGTGACGAGGGTGCAATTCCCTTTGCTGGTGCAGCCACAAGCGCGGGGGTCGAAAGTCCTACGGTGCTGCCAGAAACAGAGGACGAACGGCTGAAAGGCGTTCTAGCATCTGTCCCATTGCCGGCTCCAGCCTTCAGGACATGCTACAGATTCCCCTACCTCTGGGAGGGCTTTTGTCTTTCTGGGGGTAGGGGGGTCTTTAGCTCGAACCCTTACCTCACCATCCTTCATAACCAAGAAAAACAATATGTTATGTGATCTTTCATAAGATGGGATGAGCGAGGGCTCTTATACAGCTGATGATAAATGTGCTCAATTGCACGAAACCCGGCACGAATGCAAAATAGCTTATTCTGGAATAAAACGAGAAAAATATGAGATTATGAAAAGTCCGTGAATGTTCACGGAATTTAGTGGTTTGTTTTAATTTATATGATAATTCCAAATATGTAAGGTGAAGGGGAATCAAAGATGGATGCGACAGCAGTTGAAAGACAAAAAAGACGTATTTCACGCTTGAAAGCTCAAGGTGTCACACGTTCAACAGTTTTTGTTCATGATAAATGTCGTTCTGCACTCGATAGCCTTCGTCCTCATTTTATAGACCCTGGGAAAGCAGAGACATTGACAGCGCTTTTGAGCCAGATTCAAGAGAAAAATAAACCAACTAATGTTGCACAGGTACGCCATTTGAGTCCCTTTCGATATCCTGGAGGTAAAACATGGCTTGTTCCGGAGGTTAGGCAGTGGTTAGTGAGTGCAAAAACTAAACCGTCTATTTTTGTTGAGCCTTTTGCTGGCGGAGCCATCACAGGCCTAAGTGTAGCCGCCGAAAATCTGGCGGATGCTGTTTTTTTATGCGAGTTAGATGATGATGTAGCTGCGGTCTGGAAAACGATTTTTCATGGTTCCGATGCTGATGTTTTGACGCTATCCAAAAAAATTACTTCTTTTAAAGTGAATTTGCCTAACGTAAAAAAAATATTAGACAGTAATCCACGAAGAACCACACTCCGAGCATTCAGAACAATAATTAAAAACAGGATGCAAAGAGGCGGTATTATGGCCGCAGGCGCCGGTCTAGTGAAGGAGGGAGAGGCCGGAAAAGGGTTGCGCTCGCGCTGGTATCCTGAAACATTGGCTGCTCGTATTGAGACAATACGAAGATATAAGGAAAAGGTACGGTTTGAAAAAGGCGATGCCTTTGAAGTTATACGACGCTTTGCTGATGACCCAAATGCTTTTTTCTTTGTTGATCCACCCTATACAGCTGGTGGTAAAAAAGCAGGTTCCAGACTATACACTCATAATGAGATTGACCATGAAGCGTTGTTTTCTCTTATGGCTAACGTGCGTGGTTCTGTAATGATGACCTATGATGACGTTGACGAAGTGAAGCTTATGGCAGCAAAATATGGCTTTACGGTGCAGATGGTGCCAATGAAAAATACCCACCATGCTATTATTTATGAGTTGTTGATCCTCAAACCTTGAATACTTTATTGCTACGGGAAGCATCATTGATGACCATTTTTAGGTTATTAGTGAAGTCGGATTTACTCAGTGGTTCGGTTGCGTTTAAAGCTCGTTTTGAGCTTTCAAGTGTGGTGTAAATAACTTTGTAAGCGTACATGTTTAAATGATCGTCATAATCTACAACAAACCAAATAACTTCTGAATTATCTCGGCGCTCTTGATCGTTTTTTGCTCGTGGAAAAGGGTCGTCGAGAACGTTCATGTTTTCAAAGAAAAAGCGATCAATTAATACAATAACTTTTTTACCCCAGTTTCTTAACACTGGTACTTTGACCTCTAGTTGTGGAGAAAGACGCTTAGGACCACTGCTACGGTAATCGGGCCTGCGTTTGCCGATCGGAAATAATACAGTTGAAGAGGTTTCAGCATATGCATCAAATTCAGGACGCATTTTATTACCTGAAAAATACAATGCTTGTGTCTCGACTGCACACCAATCAAGCTCATTAGATTCCATGCTAAAGGGATCAATCAAAATCCAATCTATGCGGCCAGCTTTCTTTCCTTCGTCTTCATTATCTGCATCGATGTTTTTCTCATCAGTTCGAAAAACATCTGAAATTTTACGTAGAAATGGCGTCTCTTTCACTACTATTGGATTGGATATTTCAAGTATTTTTTCTGAAATCCAAGTGAATATATTTTCCCCGTTGCTCAATGTTTGAAGAAATCGGGTAGGGCAAACTGTTACTACTTTATCATTTGCTACTATTTCACCAGAGTTATTCTCAGCTCGGGAAAATTTCCTAATACTGCAGACACCGCTAGCTTTGTTGCATCGGGCATTCTCAACTACAGTTGAAAGGAATGGGCAGTTAGGAGCGCTGGATAAATCACCGTTTTGGTCTTGTAAAATGGCAACTTGTGCAAATGACTGACGCTGCTCTGGTGTCATTGTCACTATATCATTGCCAAACCATTCGGCGATGCCATAGCGAGTAGCTGGTATGCGTGCCATAGATATTCTCACAGACTTTAGGTGCTAAATCGTCTTTTAGATAAGCATATAATTTAAAGTTACTTACGAGCGATATGCCCACAGATGCGCCCAATGATCGTCAGCTTGTCTAGTTCCACTGAAAATGTCTCAAGAATTGGATTATCCGAAATTATCTTCACTTGTTTCGGATCGCTGAACGGTACTTTTTGCAGCCGTTTGATCTGGGGCGGTTCATCGTCATAGCTGATCGCATAGACGGTATCCGCGCTCATCGTGTCCTGTGATAGATCAACGATAACACGATCACCGGGCAGATATGTCGGCTGCATTGAATCGCCGATCACTTCCATAATGGTGCTGTGGCGTGGTGATGCTTTGATTTCGTCCTGCAGGTAATCAACCGGAATAAGCCATTCGCGGATCACCTTGTGGCCGGATACACTGTTATCGCCAACCGGTAGATTAATAACTTCACCAATCGTACCATTTCCAGCACCGAGCTTTACATCAAGCTCAGGTATCGCGCCTGAGGTGTGCGGTTTCCAGTGTTCACGGGAATAGCCGTTACCGGACTGCACATCATCATCTGGATCAAAGCTGGAGACGAGGCGAGGTTTGGACGGCTTGCCTTCTGAAGGCTCTGCCTTGGAACTATTGCTCGGCAATTGGCCGCGTCCTGTAGCAATCCACTCTACTGGTTGATTGAGAATGACTGCCATTTTTTGAATGTTTTCGAACTTGATACCTTTGCCGAGTTCCCAGTTGCCAACTGCGCCTCTTGTTACGCCTAAGAGGCGCGCAAAAGCTTCCTGTGAAAGTCCTAAACTTTCACTTCGTAGAGCTTTGATGCGCTGACCTATCGCGGTGGAATCTAAGTGTTCTTCTTTCATCTGGAGACTATGCCTTTCGAAAGAATAACTTTCATCGAAAGAAGTGCTTGCAATCATATGAAAGAAATGCTTTCATATGTGTATGGAACAGATTTGTGAATTTGCGAAACAAAAGGCTGGCGGCTCAACGGCATTAGCGAAGGCTCTTGGTGGGATAACTCCGCAGGCCGTTTCGCAATGGAAGCGCGTTCCCGCTGATAGAACCATTGAAGTCGAGAAAATTACGGGTGTTAGCCGTCATGATCTTCGGCCGGATATATTTGGTTGTGCAGCCGCTTAACACAGTTTCCATGTCTAATTTGCTTCCCCCGCTTAACTGACATGGAAAAGGGCTGGCGCGATAACTCCCCCCATCGCGCCAGCCCCATAGATTACCCGCCTCAATTCTGGTCTGAAAAATTATCATCCAGTGTGAACGGGTCATTTGAATTGGCGGGTTTCAGGCGATTACCGTCACCTTTTTCCCACCAGTAAATCCCGCAGTTCAGGAGCGTAGTGTCACCTGAAAGCGGTAGTTCGAGTTGCACCGGCAATTTGTTTCTCAAGCGTTTCCCCGGTGCTTTCATTTCATTCGGTTCCTTTCTGACACCTCCGGACAAACCGGCGTTTCCCGAAATCAACGTAGCAAGGGAATTCGTGCATGTGGTGCAAAGAAAGTAAGCAGAAGGTGCATGAAGTTATGTGTAGCGCCGATTTAGCGAACCGGTACGTCCGGAAGATAGTTGCAAAAGAAACGAGAGGTTGGGGCGATCAAGAGAACGCAGTGCGGCGCATTGGTAGTCGTTACGGGATTTCTTTCTGGTCGCTGAACAACATCCGAATAGGCAGAGCGAAGACGGTTGATGCCGGTCTCTTTGCTCGTATCAGGGCGGCGTATGTCGATGTTTGTGAAGAACAACTGAGACGGCTGCAGCATGAAATCGCAGTCGAGAAAGCGATTAATCCGCATGTTTCTCTGGAGGATATTGAGAGCGAGGCTGAAACTTTGGCTGCGCTCTTTCAAACAAAAAAGGATGCGAAAAAATGACAGCAAAAGCAGGACATAATTCTGATCTGACTGAGAATGAAGAAAAGGCTCTGTTCTTTCATCATATGCGCAAGCGCATGGCACATAACGCAGCTGCCGCTGAAATAGCATCGGCCAAGAAAGCAGACGGTAAAACAGCACAGGCAGATGGCGTTGTGCTTGGTGATCTGGATTTTGCAATCAAAGCACTGAATGCCGATGATAAGGCAACGGTTACTGATCGCTATCTTGCTCACGGCACAGTGCTGACTTGGCTTAATCTTGTTCCGGGCTTTCAAACTGATCTGTTGCGTGACCGTGCGCCAGCAATTGAGCGCATTGAAGGTGAGGGCGAACTGGCTGGACTGGCTGGCAGAGATCCGAAAAGCCCGCACGACGCCGGTTCTAATGAAGATATGGTGTGGTTGCGGGGCTGGGATCGTGGACAGGCAATCATGCGCGATAATCTTCAATCGGCCATGGAAAAAATCAATTCGGAATCTGACGAAGATGCTGATCCGGACTTTCCGGATCAGGAGGCAGCGTGAACGAGCAGCCTTCTGTTGCTGAACTGATCATGTTCGCGGCGGCCTGTTATTTCGTGGCCGCCGTTCTGATCGCCACACCATTGTATTTGTTGATCTGGGGTTGAAGAAATGGCGCTTATTCTTGGGCTTGATGTGGCAACACAGACTGGTTTTGCCTTTTACGATGATAAGGCCTCTCTGGCTGCAATCTCTGCCGGTACAATTAAGTGTACCGGTGAAAGCTATGAGAATAAGGCTGCTTTCCTCGGTCAATCATTGGTGCGTCTGATTAAACAGAACAAACCAGACTTCATTGCGCTGGAACAGCCGATCCGTGCACAGCCGGTTGGCAAGCGTACCGTGAAATTCATGGGCGAGGAGCAAGAGGTTGAAGGCGCTGGCTCTGGCCTGAATGCTGTTATCTCTTCAAATCAGCTCGTGGGCGCGGCTTCGGCCATTATTGGCGCGTATGGCATCCCATTTATCACCATCGCACCGGTGACATGGCGTAAGGCGTTTCTCGGCTTTGGAACGCACAAAGGCTGGCAGCGCAAAGACTGGAAGAAAGCTGCTCGTGACCGCTGCAACCAGCTCAAAATCAAAGTCACCAATGATGATATGGCCGATGCAGTAGGCATTGCCTTTGCAGCCTCAAACACTCAGGCATTTAAGATGCTTAGCGTGAGGGCGGCGGCATGATAAAGGTATCGCTTCTATGGGGTAAAAGCTTCAAAGGTGGTATCCGCTTCAAGAGTAATCAACTCGTGTTTTGTATTGAGAATTCTACCTTTGATTGTTATTGTAATAGATGTTTTTTTTCTCTGTGTGTCGACGCCCCCGTCTGCTTTTATGTAAATATTCACTATACTTGGAGCCTTGCTCCTATCTTCATAGCCAGATATTCGAATTGGCAACTTAATGCCTTCACCCATAGTAACTACGATGTTGTTTGGCTCAAATTTGAGTTTTTCAATTTTTGTATTAAATTGCGGTGGAGTAATTATTTCATCGATGTAAAATGTATTCCTATTCCAGTTAATAATTTTCACCCAAATTTCACCTGGCCCATTCCTGTCAATAACCTCCATAATTGGTGGTGTATTGCCAATAATAAAATCTGTTTGTCTATTTGCTTCATGAGCTTGCTTCATCAGGTGAGGAATTGTGAGCAGAGCAGCTATGAGCGCTCCGGCAGCTGCTACCCAACCACTAAGCGCACTCACCCATTCTCGCAGGCAATGAGTTTCTTTTTCATTCATTTGGCAGGCTTCGATATATCCACCAAAATACTGAATAAGAATGTGTGTGATGAACGCAGCAACTATTCCAGCGGTAACACACTGACCGAAACAGATAAGGTTTTTTTTATTCATTTACTTGATCTCAATCGTCGGCATCTTGTTAGCGAGCGTGAGATTATATGCGGTTCCGTCCGCTCCAGAATGTACTCGACGATGGCAGTTCGGACAGAGTGCAATGACATGTCTTGGGTCGTCCGGTCCACCATCGGTCAATCTACGGATATGATGTGGCTCCAGGTATGGTACACCGTTGGCTCGTTTGAATGGCGCCGGTTCTGTACATCCCTCACAATGACCTTTTGCGCGCGCAACAACGTAATCACGAACGTCACGACTGCGCTCGAAAACAGTGGTGCTTACGCTTTTTTTACCAGGGGTAAAGTTAGCCGAGGCGAATGCTTTTTCTCTCAGCTTGTCGAGATCGCTTATCAGCACATCTTCATGATCAACAACTTCAAGAACATTGCCAATAGGACGGAGTTCAAAAACTATTGCTTTGCGGATGTTTTTTTCTCGATCTGGTGCATCTTCAATATGATGAGATTCATAGATGAGCTCATCTTCAAAGCGCAGCCCGTGCTTCGTTTTTGTGAAAAGAAGCAAACTTTTACCATTCATGGAATGATTAGCTATTGCAGCGTTGCCTTTATGCATCTGCATATCGCCAACTTGGCCCTCACCAAAGTATTCAAAGACACCGTCTGCACGCCAACGGTCAGAATACCCATGCTCCTCACCGGATTCACCCGTAACAATTATAACGAGAGCATGATCTGCTGGGGTGATAATTCCACCTTGTTGCTGCCCTTTAAACCGAGCGTGAATATCCTCGCGCCGGTTATAAATTCGACCACGTTCAAAATTCCAAGACATGATTCTGCTCCCCGTTTAAGGTCACTCAAACGAAATGCTGAATATTATCAAGTACCTTTTTATGAAAGGGCTGCAGCATGACTTATCACCAGTCAAATATAGAGCCAAAGCTGCCTGATGCGATTGAGCACGAGCAATATCTGCTTGGTAGTATCTTTCTGGATAATGCATCTTATTGGCGCGTTGCCGGTTTTTTGAAGCCTGAGCATTTCTCAAATGAGCATCATGCTGATGTTTATACCAAAGCAGCAAAGATGATTAGCGAGGGGCGCACTGCTAATCCTGTGACGCTCAAGCCTTATATCAATGCGGAATTGAAAATCAGCGATGAGCTGAACCTGTATCAGTACCTTATCCGGCTCTCGAGTGAAGCTGTTGGCAATATGAGTGTCTATGATTGGGGACGGGGTATTCTGGAAGTCTGGTCACGTCGCCAGATTTATATGCTGGCACAGTCTCTGATTGATCAGACGGTATCCATGCCGATTGATGCCAATCCCGCAAAACTCATTGCAAGTGCCGCAGACCGCTTGACTGAAATCTCCCGTGAAGGCGATGAACGTGCCGGTTCCATGAAATACGGTGTGTTGTTGCCAAAGGCGATTGAACGGGTGGCAAAGGCCAGTCTTGAGCAGATTACGCTTATCCCGTGGTTCCTGCCAGAGATTACGCAAGTGGCCGGTGAAATTCGCCGCGGGAATCTAATCGGCTTCATGTCGGATAGTGGTGGCGGCAAAACCAGCTTTAGCCTGCAACAGTGTCGGCATGCAGCAACAGCCGGCTTTAAGTCAGCATTCTTCTCCATTGAGATCACGGATGAGGAAGCAGCGTTACAAGCAGCAGCACAAGCAAGCCGGATCAGTCTTGGCCGGTTGGATTCTTATTCGCTGAATACGAAAGAGCAGGGAAGCATTGAAGCTGAACTTTTGAAATCCATGAACCTGCCATTTGATATCGTGGCGTTCTCTGACTGTACCCTGTCTGACATTCGTATCAAGATGGAAGCGATGAAGCGCTCAGCCGGTCTGGATCTGGTTATTATAGACCATGCCAAGATGATCAATCTTCCGGGCAAATCCAATGAGCTGTTCGCCGAGCGTGTGAATGCTCTGTATCGTGGGCTTAAAGCACTGGCCAAGTCGCTCGATGTTGCAATCGTTATCCTGATCCAGCGTAATGAAGAATGGAAAGGCCGGTGGAAAGCCAAAGGCAACATTCGTCCAATGATGGGTGATGCTTATGGCGGCGGTGGTGTGAAGCAAAACCTTGATGTGTGGTTTTCTCTTTATCGGCCGGAACCGCTCTATAAAGAGCTGATCCCGCAGGAAATGCACCAAGAGCGCCGAGACGAGTTGATCCGCAAGTATGATGCTAGTCGCGGCAAAGCTGTGGTGATCAATCACAAGCGCCGCCGTGGCGAGCCTAATCAGGATGCTGAAATCCTGTTCGATGCGGAATATACCGTGTTCCGTTCACCGCAGGAAGAAACAGCACAAGCTGCTTTCGATGCAATGTTCTGATGGTGGGCAATGGCAAAAGGAAAACTTGATACGCTTCTGGATGGTCTGGGTATTAAGCTGGTGCCGATCTATCGCCGCCGTGCTGCCGCGCAGAGCCATGCCCGAGGCACCATGCATGAAATCCGGAACAGCTATGGTGATGGACACCTGATCTTTGTGTTGCGCTGCATACGGCAGACCAACAATAATCGAGACGAGCTATGGTCGGAAACCATCGGGGCAATCTCTGATGTGCTTATACAGCGGCCAGATTGGGCAGAACGAGCCGGTGACGCGCTTGATGCCTTCGATAGGGTTCCTCTTGGCGTTTTGCGCGGTGAAGCTGTAGCGCGGCGACCATGGCCGGTGCGGCCGACATTGAGAACTTTAATTTACAAGCAATTGGAGGTCATACTTGATGAACCAGAAATCCGCCTTGACCTTTGATCAGCTGAACGAAAACGCAGCGCTCATAATGGAGCTCTCATTTGTGGTTCGTGCGCGGATCATTGAGGCCGCAGACACGATGTTGCATTTGAATGTGGGGATGATCCGTCCGTCAGCAATGCGGACATTCTGGCCGACCTATCAGGATGAAACTATCGGTGGGCATTCTGTTGGTTATGGTCGCAATGATACCCGCACCAGATATGTGCCTACCAGCAAAGCAATCAGTCGCGCCGAGGAGGTTTTATACTGCTGGATGCCTGAATATGTGCTGGATGATGAGCGCCGATTGATACTCTCACAGTATGGAATGTGCATGGCTGCACCGAAAAAGATGGGCTCTTTCCGCTCATTCTGTGAAAAAACTGGTCGTGTTCGTCGGACAGCAGAGCGGCGATTAGATGCTCAGATTATTGATATAACGGCGATCATCTGGAAAAAAGATCAATCCTTACAATGCCCTGACTGGTCAAGGGTGTCGCCAATGCTGCCAAAATCGGGTATAGATTTGGGTAAGATGGCAACAGTCATGCACTGGATGGATGAAGGCGCAAAACCAAGCCATAGACCGGAAATGAGAGAGGCAGCTTAACGGCTGCCTCTTTTTAGATCGGCTTCTTCATAGAAGGTGCTGTGTGATAAACGAAGTTTTGTGCTTCATAGAATGGTATGGCTTCTTTTCTGGCATCCAGAAACATGGCTGTCATATCACGTGCCTTCGCGTCTTTCTCCGCATATTCCAGAAGCAAGCGCCCTGCGCCGGTTCCTCGCAGTTGGGTATCAACAACAAGATCATCGATATGCAGATGTGAGCCTCTGGTAAGCGTATGAACCGGTCTCATTCCGATTACTCCGATGAGTACACTGTCTTTAAATGCGCCGACCAGTTCATACCCGGAATAAGACTGACGTTTTACTCTGGTCAGAAACTCAGCTTCATCAAGAGAACGGAGTTGAGCGATAATAGGGAAAGCATGCGGCCACTCAGCAGGGGTTAATCTGCGTACAGTCATCATTATTTTAGTACCTTCGGTTTCCGAGTGATATCAAATGAAACAATGACACTATTGCTATGCTGAGCCAATATCTTTGATTGCATGTGCTTATGCATAGACTTCATAAGTGTGCGAAAACTTATTAATAATGCATCGGTTGTTGTTCCGTCATGAGGTGGAACCGGATATCGTTATTTCAATAAGAGATGCGTTAAAAGACTGCTTTTGTTATACGTTGGCTAAACCAATCAACTAGGGCATCCCGTTACAATGCGAAGCAGCCCAAAAAAGGCGACAAGAATATATAATATATCCATGACTAAACCTCACTCTTGATGAAAAAACTTATCGTCCTAATTCGTTAGATATCACCTAATAGAATGGAGGGTTATATGGACGACGCAGGAATTGGTTGGATTGCTGCAATTATTATCGGCGGCTTGGCTGGTTGGATCGCTTCAAACTTTATGAAAAGCGATACAGGTATTTTTCTCAACATCATATTGGGAATAATTGGCGCTTCGATTGCCAGCTTTCTGTTTGGTCTCGTTGGAGTTTCATTCGGTGGTTGGCTTGGCTATCTTGTAGCTGGTTTTGTAGGTGCATGCATACTCATTTGGGGTGGCAGGCTAATCAGATCGTAAATGATCATCAAACGCTTGTAAGAAGCCCCGCTACGGCGGGGTTTTTATTGTCTCGTGGATGAAAAATATGACCGGTTTTTATGCTGTCGATACATTTTTGAGGGGGTGTTCTTGTTGTATAATTTGTTCTTAATTGAAGTGAAATTACAGCTCGGTTGAAGTGGTTAATGAAGAGTGATTCGTCATTTATTTATTGTGATTTTTTTAGTATAGTTTTTGTTTTATATTTGTCTAATTTATAAAATGTGTTGTATTCAAATATAAATATGCTTGTAATTATATGATATAAATATATTATGGTTAATTTCTAAATTATGTTTATTTTAATATTATTGCTGCGACAAAATGGTTGTTGTTTGTAGTTTTTAAAATTGAATCTTTGAATGGCTGGCACATTCAAAGGTGATAAAATGAAAAAACTATTTATTTGCTTTTTAGGGATATCTTGGGCTTCTTCAGCGTATGCTGCAGACATTGTTGTTGTAAGTGAACCGGTTGCCCCTGTCGTCCCAGATACGTTCTCATGGACTGGCGGTTATATCGGTATCAATGCGGGTTATGCTGGAGGAAAATTCAAGCATCCAGTAACAGTTGTTCCTACAGAGCCTGTACCGCCGGTTAACCCCACAGAGCCAGAGCTTGAACCGGATCCTGTGGAGCCCGAACCTTTAATTTTTGCAATGGCTCCTCCTAGCCCTTCAAGCATTGATACCTCTGTTGACGTAACATCCAGTGGATTCATCGGCGGTATTCAGGCTGGTTATAATTGGCAGTTTGATAGAACCGTTATTGGTATTGAAACAGACATACAGGCATCAAATTTAAAAGGCGAGATTTCCGGTAGTATTGATGATGTGTTTGGATTCGAAGCCGGGAGCAAGATAAGTTGGTTGGGAACTACCCGAGTTCGTTTGGGGTATCTGCCAACTGAACGCTTCATGCTATATGCGACTGGTGGTGTTGCTTATGGTCAAGTGAAAACCTATGGCTCCATTAGCGGAGGAGGCGAGACTGTAGGGTTCTCAAACTCTAAAACTCGTGTAGGCTATACTGTTGGTGCTGGTGCAGAGTATGCCTTCACAGACCATTGGACATTGAAAAGCGAGTATCTCTATACTGATTTAGGGAAAACAAAATTCACGCTCTCGAGTGAGGCTGCCGATGTAAATGTAACATCAAAAACGCCATTTCATACAATAAGAGTTGGTGTGAACTATAAATTTTAAAAGTTCACGGCCTTTTATGAACTAATTTCCCCGTCAGAAATGGCGGGGTTTTTATTTGAATAACAAAATGATGACGACAAATGCCTGTATGAACACTAAAAACACCATCCTGAGAGTGTCAGTTGCAATTGGTTCAATCTGTTCGCAGCGCGATTTTATTCGAATAAATCACCCAGAAATAATGCTTCCTTTTTTGTTTCAAGCTGTAGATTGCGGAACTCTCAACACCCATATGCGTTCACAATATAACTGACAGGAGTTTGTTATGAGCGCTAAAAAGCTATTACTGGCTGCACTTGGTATATTCGCAGGATATAAATTATATAAAGCAGGTAATCCTCAAATTCCTGATAATGTTACGCCTGTCACGGGTTTCGAGCTAAACCGATATCTTGGGAAGTGGTTTGAGGTTGCTCGTGTAGATAACCGTTTTGAAAAAGGCCTGATTAAAACCACAGCCGAATACACTCTTAACGGTGATGGCTCTGTAAATGTATTGAATAGCGGTATCGACGAGATATCTGGCAGACATAAACGAGCTTCAGGAACTGCCGTTTTTGTGCGAAATGAGCACGAGGGGGCGCTCAAAGTTTCTTTCTTCGGTCCGTTCTATGGTGGTTATAATATCGTAGATCTGGATGAGGATTATCGCTGGGCTATTATCGTTGGCTCAAGCCCTAAATATTTTTGGGTTTTATCACGCACAGCAGAGGTTCCAGAGGAGTTGAAGGAACGAGCGATTAAGGTTGCATCAGAGGTAGGAGTTGCCCCTGGTAATCTTAACTGGGTACAGCAGCATTAAAAAAACTCGTTTGTATCCTTGTTTAGAACACAATCGCTATCTATATAGATTTCATAGACGTTGCTATGCAGCGCGTTTCTCACAGCGCTCGCAAACGTCTTCATCAATTTAAACCTTTGACCACGGATGTACTGGCACTGGAAATTAAATGATGAGTAGGAAGGTCGGTGCAGAATTGCCCCGGCCTTTTTTATTGTCAAATAGCTCGATCATATATTTACTAATGACATGTGTCGCTACCAGTACACAATTTGTGTTCGGAACAATAAGGTGGCCTTGCCGTTTCTCCTCTATTGAAGGAGGAACTGTTATGAAATCACTATCAGATATTTTTGTGCATACACTTCAGGATGTTTATTACGCAGAAGCTGCTATAACTAAGGCGCTACCCAATGTGGCAAAAGCAGCAAAAGATGCGAAATTGAAAAGCGCTGCGGAAGATCATCTTGCAGAAACTAAAGGCCAGATTGAAACACTTAAAAAGGTTTTTAAATCAATCGGCGTTAAAGCCGAAGGCGAAAAATGCGATGCCATCGAAGGGCTGATAAAAGAAACCGACGGTCTTATAAAAGAAGCTAGCGGAACTGCATTGGATGCGGGATTGCTGGCGGCTTGCCAAGCAGTTGAGCATTATGAGATTGCTCGTTATGGCTCATTGCGTGAATGGGCAAAGCAACTTGGTTATGATGAAGCGCATACGCTGCTAAGTGAGATACTTGACCAAGAAAAAGCGACAAATAACAAGCTGACCAATCTGGCAATAACTTCAATCAATAAAGTCTAATAAAAAATATAACTCTGTTTTCGCAACATTTTTATTGGTTGCAACATGTCCTCAATTTATAAACTCTGACAGCATTAGTGAACCCTGACAGTTTCCCCTCCTGTCGGGGTTTTTTATTGTCCAAAGATGAGGGGAGTGAATAGTTATGTCCGGTGATATCGTCATCACAAAAGACGGCGTTTATGAGAACTTTGGCAAAGCCCTGAACGTCGCAGGTGAGGGAAAAGCTAAACGTATATTTGCAAATGCCCTTAACCGAGGCGGCGACATGGCGCGGACACAGGTCAAGCGTTCCCTTGTCAGCCAGACAGGAATTAAATACGGCTTAATTAATAAGGCCGTTGAAACAAAACGGGCTAACCCGAATAAACTTTCCTACACTCTTGAAGCGACTGGTAATGAGATGAACCTCAATCTCTTCGCAGCAAGGCAAGGTAAGAAAGGCGTAAGCGCTGCGCCTTGGAAACAGCGCCGAGTTTTCAAATCCACATTCATCGTGTCTGCTTATGATGGCAAGGTTTATAAACGTACCAGTCCAGAACGCGGGCCAGTCGAACCGCTGTTCGGTCCCAATATTGCGAGAGAGATCACCAAAGATCCAACCGTAGCTAAGTGGAAGCAAGTCGACGGGTTTATCATGAAGCGCGTTGAGCACGAACTCATGCGCCTGTTCAAGTGGTAGCTTAGGCGCTAGAGGGAAAGCCACAAGAAAGGCCGCTGGCGAGCAGAGTGCAGTCAGCTGCATCCAGCCATTCGTCTGCCTTCACCGCTCTGTGCGCCTCTGTATCGCGACGTGAAGGGGTAAAGAAAAGGTACCTTACCCCATAGGCAAGCTGTGCGGGCACGCTGCTGCCCGGAATATGAACAATTTTGAGATTTCTAAATTCGCGGTTGGTGTTGGTGTTCGCCATGCTGGAAACGACGGGAAATAGGAATGTCCGACATTAAGGATTTCACTATCACAGCCGCGCAAATAGCCGGTTTACTTATGCTCTCAACTGAGCGCATTCGGCAGCTTGTGAACTCAGGTTACATCCCCAGAATTGGCAAAGGCAAATATGCCGTAACCGATGCTGTTCAAGGCTACATTCGCTTTTTGAAAGACGAAGAAAAACAAGCATCAAAATCCGCCGCCGACAGCGGCCTCAAGGCCGCGCGGCAAAGAGAGGTCGAGCTCCGGATCGGGAAAGAGGAAGGCCGTCTCGTCGAAATGGACGATGTTGAAGCCGTCGTCTCAAGTGTTTTTGCAACATTACGCGCAGAACTTTCCGGAATACCGGCAGCGGTGACGCGCGACGTGAAACTGCGCGTGGAGATTGAGAAGGGTTTAAATGGGGCGTTTGCTCGATCACAAGGCAAGTTCAGAGAAGCGGGCGAGGCTTTACGATCTGGCCGCGATCCTCTGGGAGCCGACGGAGAAGACGACGCCTGACCAATGGGGGGCGGACAATCGCGTCTACCCTCCTACATCAGGAAAGCCCGGACAGCGCGATCCTTTTTATACTCCGTACATTGTCCCGTATGCGCGCGGTTTTGATGATCCTCGCTACACGCGAAACGTCCTTGTCACAGGCGCGCAGAGCGGTAAGACAGAAACAATTCTAGATGTTATTGGCTTCCGGTGCGACACGCGACCGGTGCCGATCCTTTACGTCGGCCCTTCCGAAAAGTTTCTTAACGACCAGTTTGAACCGCGCCTCATGGGGCTGTTCGATGAAGCTCCGAAACTAAAGCGGAAGCTCGCTCGCGGTAAACGTATGAAAAAGACGCTCAAGCGAGTTGCTGGCGTTACCGTGCGCCTCGCCCATGCCGGATCCTCAACCGCCCTCAAGTCCGACCCTGCCGGACTAGCACTCATCGATGAATACGACGAAATGGCCGCAAACATCAAAGGACAAGGCGATCCGCTCGGCCTCGTCGAAGCTCGCGGCATCACATATGCGGACTTCATGACCGGCATAACCTCCACGCCCTCGCAAGGAATGGTCGAAACTGAAATGGACGAAGACAGCGGCCTTGAGTTTTGGGGGGTGGTCAATCCTGACGACGTAGCCTCACCTATTTGGCGGCTGTGGCAGGAAGGCACTCGCCACCACTGGACATGGCAATGCCCGCACTGCCGCGAGTGGTTTGTCCCTCGGTTTAAATGCCTATCGTGGCCGAAGACGGCAACTCCGGCACAAGCTCGTAGAGAGGCTGTTATCGAGTGCCCTCGTAATGGATGCGTTATTGAGGATATTCACAAGGAAACCATGAACGCGACCGGCGTATTCGTTGCGCCGGGGCAAACTGTCGACGTCGACGGTAACGTCGCCGGTGATCCTCCCGACACCACAACATTGTCATTCTGGGTTTCGGGTCTTGCGTCTCCGTTCGTATCGTTCGGAGAACGTGCCGAAACGTATCTTAAAGCCCTCGCCTCTGGTGAGACTGGCAAGGTGCAGACGGCAATCAATGCAGGTTTCGGGGAGGTCTACACGCCGGGCGGAGGTGACGTGCCAGAGTGGCAGGAGGTGGCGAACCTAAAGGCTCCGTATCTTCCTCGGACTATCCCAGATCAGGCTGTCTTTTTGACGGCCGGTGTCGACGTTCAGAAAAACCGCCTTCCGTTCGTCATTCGAGCGTGGGGCGCGCGTGCAACGTCATGGCTTGTCGATAGTGGCGACCTCTGGGGCGATACTTCTCAACAAGAGGTATGGGACGATCTCGCCGATCTGCTCACAGAGCCTATCGACGGCCTGCCGATACGGCTTGCGTTCGTTGATAGTGGTTTCCGTCCAGGCAAGAAATTTGCCGTTCCTGAACACCGCGTCTATTCGTTTGCGCGGCGTTTTCCTCGTTTTGTTTTCCCGACCAAAGGGAGACGAACACAGTCCCGCCCGATTATTCAGTCGAAAATCGAAGTAAAGGCCGACGGTAAGACCTCAAAATATGGGCTTACTCTGCATTTGCTCGATACTGACCACTGGAAAAGTTGGGTGCATGAACGCATCCGCTACCCTTTGGATAGCCTCGGCGCATGGCGACTGCATGAGGAAACAACGGATGATTATTGCCAGCAGATAGTAAGCGAAGCGCGAATCACCTCCCCGACCGGTACGCCAGTCTGGGTGCAGCGTTCCCGTGAAAACCACTATCTCGACTGTGAGGCTTTGGCGGCGGCGGCTGGCTACCAGCTTAACGCTCACCGCCTAAGTCCGAACGCACGACGGAGGAATGAAGACGATACAGCGGGGCCGACCATTCCGGTTCCTGATGCAAACGGAGCACCAAGTTCTGAGGTGGAGAAGAAATTCGACCGCATCTCGCAATTTGCTGCTCGATTTAATGGGTTGTGATGATGAATGCACCAACAAAACCGCGCATTCGCGTCGGAACTGACGGGTCGGTATTAGGCGTAGTCCAACCGTCTTCACCACAGCACTCCGCGCAGTATTTCCGGTCTCCGGGAAGCGGCGGAGCTGCGGCACTTTTTGCGTGGCGTCCTGCTTTAAGGGACGCCCGTGAAGACGTGCGTACAGCATATATTGAGGCCGCAGCTCGTGCGATTGAAGCTCTGCAAAACTCTGGCTGGATTGCTGGGGCGGTCAATCAAGCTGTTGCGACAACTATCGGAACTGGTCTTCGCTTAAACCCAACGCCGGATCAAACCGTTCTTGGATGGGATGAGAAGCAAACGGAAGAATGGATCGACCTCGTAGCCCGTCGCTGGATACTCTGGTCAGAAAACCCCGTCGAGTGCGACGCGGCCGGTAAGCATACCATGGGGCAGTTAACTGCGATGGTTCTCAAGACCAATTTCGCTTATGGCGAGGCGATTAGCCTGCTCCCGTCGATCCGCCGCGACGTGTCAATGACGCGGACAAAGGTTCAACTCGTTTTACCGCACCGGCTCGTGCAAGATACGGACACAATGTCCCGTATGTTTCAGGGCGTCCGCATGGACGATTTCGGTTTTCCTCTCGCCTACCGCTTCACGAAAAACAGCATTTTCCGAGATCAGGTTGATATCGCCGCCCGCGACAGCACGGGGCGGCCGCAAGTGGTTCATGTTTTTGAAGGCGCTCCGGGTCAAACGCGAGGAATTACGCCTCTTGCTCCCGTTCTCCGCGTTCTCCGTCAGTATGACCAGCTTGCGGACGCAACACTTACAGCCGCACTTATTCAGGCAGTGTTTGCGGCGACAATCGAGAGCGAGGCACCGACCGAGGCTCTGCTGAATGCTCTTCGCGACGAAGGTGAGCAGGAAAGCAGCGGATCGCAGGCCGAGACGTTATTCGGATTTAAACAGGCTTGGTATCAGCAGACCAAAATCGACCTCGGATCAGGCGGGCGGATTGCGCACCTGTTTCCCGGCGAAAAACTGACAATGAACCGGTCTGAGCATCCGAATGATACATACGAGGCATTCAGCAAGTTTCTCCTCCGCGAAATTGCGACCTGCCTCAGCATGACGGTTGAAACGCTCACCGGTGATTATACCGGCGCGACATACTCGTCTGTTCGTATGGCGACAGCCGAGAAATGGCCTCTCGTTCTCGCGCGTCGGCAAAATATTAGCGGTCGCTTCCTACAGCATGTTTACGAGGCATGGCTTGAGGAAGAGATAGAGGCAGGGAATGTCCCTTTTACCGGTGGTTTGGCTGCCTTCTTCGCTCAGCGTTCTGCGGCTTGTTCCGCTGAATGGCGCGGCCCAGCCAGACCGCAGGCCGACGACCTCAAAGCTGCCAAAGCTCACGAGGTTTATAAACGCATGGGTGTCATGACCGACGAAATGATCTGCAATGATCTCGGCGTCGATGTGGATGACGTTTATGAGCAGCGTTCCCGCGAGGCGAAGAAACGGGAAAGGCTAGGATTACCGGACGGCGATACAATGACGCCCGACCCTATCGGCGACAAACTGGTTACAGAGGACGAGAGACGATGACGGACGACGTAATCGGCCACCCTGACACGGTCGTTATCGATTGGAATAATCCTTGTGAACGCGCGAAGGCGTTGAGAAATGCCTATTATGACCGGCTTGCGGGCGGCTCTGCGCAGCGTGTCCGCTTCCGACATGGCGATAATGAGCAGGAGGTTCAAACCTCTGTGATGCAAGGAAACCTTTCAATGCTCCGCCGTGAAATGATGGACGCGGAAGACGCATGCCGAGAATTGCAGGGCTTAAAGCCTCTCAATCGCCGCTTCGCGATCCGAGGCGGCTCGCGCCGGTACTAACACCTCAAAGGAAAAGTCTATGCCCGAAACGCGTGCCTTACAGGCGGCGCTTGCGGAGCCATGGGCGATTACAGCCGAAGGGCTGGAGCTCGTCCTCTCTGTTGCCGCCCGTGAAAATAATGTTTCTATCGAAGCGCTCGAAGCGTACCGATCAAAACATGTAGCCACAGCCGAGCGCCTGCATGAGCGGGGATCGGTCGCAATCATTGAGGCGCGCGGCCCGTTGTTCCGCCGCGCGAACCTTTTCACGTCGATTTCGGGGGCAACTTCGTACGACATTATGGCTCGCGATCTGCAAGCCGCTCTCGATAATCCCTCGTATCGTTCAATCATCATCAATTTCGATACACCGGGCGGTGAAGTGACCGGCGTTGACGAGTTGGCGAAAGCGATCAGAGCAGGCAAGGCTGTAAAGCCGATTATCGCTTATGTCGGCGGATCGGCGGCGTCGGCCGGATATTGGCTTGCCTCTCAGGCTACCGAGATAGTGATCGCTGAAACTGCGATCCTCGGGTCTATCGGCGTTCGTGCGGCCTTTCAGGACACGAGTAAGAAAGACGCGGAAGCTGGACGGCGAGAGTTCATTTCCTCGCAGTCTCCCGGCAAACGGACAGACCTTTCAACAGATGAGGGCAAAGCACGTATTCAAAACACGATTGATGCTCTCGCAGACGTTTTTATCGCCACGGTTGCAAGTGGTCGAGGGGTGAAGCCCGACGACGTGATCGCCAAATTTGGCGGTGGCGACGTACTTATCGGATCGGCCGCAGTAGCGGCCGGAATGGCTAATCGCATCGGCACTTACGAGGCGGTAATCGCAGAACTGGCAGGGCGCAGCCCTTCGCCAACAACCAACAGAAGGACTGCAAAGATGGAAAATGAACAGATTGAAGCTGCGCGCAAGGAAGGCGAAAAGATTGGTGCAACGGCAGAACGTAGCCGTATTCAGGCGATTTTGAACCTGCCGGAAGCAAAAGGCCGCGAAGCCTCGGCGGCTCACCTCGCATTTACGACCGACCTGTCGGCTGATGTTGTGAAAGGCGCTCTCGCTGGCCTGACTGCCTCGACAACTGAGCAGACCACGGAAAGCGAACAGCAGCAGCCACAGCCGACAGGTCCGCGCTCAAGCGAAGCATCTGGCGGCCTTGTAACTTTCGACCCGAAAGCAGACCAACCGCAGACCTCCGCCGAAAAGACGAAAGCGTCGTGGGGCAAGGTCACGAGCAAACTGAACGCCGGTATGTGATCGCGAGCGCGCCTTCAGGCGCACGCGATCCGCTGTGATTAATCCCTCTTATTGGAGAATTTGAACAATGTCTAAAGTGTTCAACGAACCGCGCCACGCGGGAGAATTTATTTTGAACGAGGCCAACGGCCAGCGATCCCGTGAAGGCGTCACCATTGGCGAAAACCAGAAGATCGACCCGGGCGCTCTCTTGGCTTTGCTCGCGCAAGACGGCGGTGTTACGACCTCGGTCGCGGCGGGTTCCGGTAACACCGGTAACGGTACTCTGGATATGGCTTCACCGGCCGTTTCTTCAAAAGCAAAGAACGGCACCTATACCGCGACCGCGGCCTCGGACACGGTTTTCGCCGTAGCAAGCCCGACCGGAGCAAGTCTCGGAAACGCGACCGTTGGGACAGCGTTCAACAAAGAAATCAAGTTTACGATCACTGCGGGCGCGACGGCTTTCGCTGCGGGCGATAGCTTTGATATCGATGTCGGCGTTGAAACACCGGGCGATTACCACGCCGTCGCATATGATCCGGAAGGCGACGACGGCAGCGAAAAGGCTGTAGCGGTCGCCATTTATCCGGCCGTTACCGGTGCTGGTGAAACCGTCAAGATCGCCGCGATTTTCCGCGATGCCGAAGTGAACGGCCAGTGCCTCGCTTGGCCGGAAGACGTAACCGCCGAACAGAAGGCAGCGGCAACCGCCGATCTCGCCTCCGTCGGTATTCTCGTTCGCTGACGCTCCAACGTCTCGACGTAATTTTTTCTTTTGGAGACATCGCAGATGTTGGATATTTTTAATAACGATGCGTTCTCGGTTGCCAATCTGACCGACGCAATCAATGAACTGAAATACAAGCCGGGCCGCATTGGCGAAATGGGACTTTTCACCGGTAGCGGCGTCGATACAACGACAATCGCCATTGAAAAGAAGGGCGATATTCTGACTATCGTACCTCCGACCCCTCGTGGTGCGCCGGGTACGACAATCGCTAAAGAAAAACGCGATTTGCGTTCTCTGATCATCCCGCATTTCGAAATTAACGATGCGGTGTATGCAGAGGAAGTACAAGGCGTTCGTGCCTTTGGAACCGAGCGTGCACTCGAAACCGTTATGACGAAAGTCGGTCAGCGCCAACAAACCCACGTCATTAATTTTGCTGTCACCGAAGAACATGCCCGCCTCGGTGCAGTAAAGGGTATCGTTACCTATGCGGATGGCACAACGCTTAATTTGTTTCACGAGTTTGGCGTTAAGCAGGAAAACGAGATCGATTTCGCCCTCGCTGCCGCGAACCCTGCCGAGGGTATCCTCCGTAAGAAATGCGCTTCAATCGTCCGCAAAATGTCTGACATTCTTGGCGGCGTACCGTTCACCGGTATTCATTCTTTTGTCGGTGATGATTTCTTTGATGATCTGCTCTCGCATCCGGAAGTTCGCGAAACCTTTAAAGGCTGGTCGGAAGCTCAAATTCTGCGCGAGGGCTATATCGGCCCGAACCGTTCAAGCTACGGCATCTTTGAGTTTGGTGGCATTGTCTGGGAAAACTATCGCGGCGGTATCATTGAGGGAAAAACCTTCATCGAAAGCGATAAAGCGAACTTCTTCCCGACCGGTGTTCCGGGGCTGTTTAAAACTGCGTTTGCACCTGCCGATTACATCGACACAGTAAATACAATCGGTCAGCGTCTCTATACCAAGCAGTACCGTATGCAGAACGACAAGGGTATTAATCTGGATACTCAGATGAACGCGCTGCAATATTGCACGCGTCCGAAGGTTCTCTTGCGCGGCAAGCGGTAATCGCCATGCGCTTAAACAGTCTCGCAGCACGCACCGCCTTTAGGGCGGTGCAACGCGAGTTTGGTGAGGTCGTACAGATTGAACCGCTTATACAGGGCGAGCTTTCTGTTGACCTCACCGACCCCTCCCGCAAAATTGTTAAGGTTTATGCGATCATCGCGCTCACGCCGAAAACGGATATTCTCGACGGCTCGCGGCAAGGCTCGAAGATCAACACGACAACGCGATTTACGCAGAGAGACGCGGCTATATGGCTCCGCCCCGAAGTGTATGCCGCAATCTCGTACGAACTTCGCGAAGGGGATCGCGTCCGCATGATTGAGCGGCCGAGTGAGCCGCCTTACAAAGTGTCTCGCGCACCGGCAAGCTCCGACCGTGGCGATATTATTGTTTCTCTTGTTCTGGATGGTAACCGATGAGCCTTACAGCCCTTGCCGTTCGCTTTGCAACAATCCGCGCCCTTAAAGGGCGGACATTCGCCGAGGATCGGGTCTTTGACAGCAAGATTAATCCGGTAAATCTCGTTGCGAGAAACGAGAGCAAGCCGGTTATTATCGTCACCACGGACGACGACAATATCGACATTACGGGCAAGAGCTTGCGCGCGGGCAATCATAAGCTTGAGCTTGTGATCGAGATCGCCGTTACGCAGAAAATCGAGGTCGAAGTCGAAAACGGCGACAAGACCGAAGTTATTACTATCCCTGCAAGCGATGCAGGGCTTGAGGCAACCGTCGGCCTGATCGGCTGGCAGATTGCGAAAGCTCTTTCCGCAGACGGTGGGAATTGGGGAAATATTTGGCGCACCCTTGTGACGAATGTTCATTCGATTTCAAGCCGACGCGGCGCAGACGAGGAAAACGGCGTCCGTTATGCTGCGCGGCAATATATCTATTCTCTTGATCACATAGACGAACCGACGCCGGGAGAGACCCCGTGTGAGGGTGGCGCATGGGAAAAGATACTAACCGCCATGAAGGGCGACGCCGACTATGCCGGTGTCGCGAAGCTTATCGAAGCCGAAATCACAGGCGGCGACTATATGCCGTGGGAGATCGCTCGCGGGCACCTCGGCATCGCCGACGACGTTGCTGAGATTATCGGCACAAACCCAATTAAAATCGACGAAATTGTCCCTCTCTCTGCCATTGACCTTACAGACGAGTTTACGATTGATGAGCGGCGGGCAAACGAAATTGACGGGGCGGAGAAATGAGGCTTGATCAATTCCTTGCCGATCTGCTCCGCCGAACGGCAGAGATCGAGCGGCGTTTCGACGGCATGGTTTCGCAGGGAACCGTTCACGAGGTTGAACCGAAAGGTGGTACCGTCCGTCTCCGCATTGGCGGGACGGACGAGGAACCGTTTCTCTCCCCTCCGATCCCGTATGCTCAAACGGCGGGCGCTCTAAAGGTTCACGCTCCTCCGTCAAAGGGGCAGCAAATGACGGTCTTGAACGGATCAGGAGATTTTCGCCAAGGTCTTGCGCTGCCTATGACATGGAGCGACAGCAATAAGTCGCCGAGTGAGAAAGGCGATGAAAACGTCCTGACATTTGGCAATTTCAGAATTGAACTTCGCGGCGATGAGTTGCGCATAACCGTCGGCGGTTTCATCGTATCGCTGACCGCAGATGGGGCTTTCTTTACAGTCGGCGGTATCACTCATGCGATTAGCGGTAATGGCGTTGAAACGAAGGGAGGAACGGTCAAGCACGATGAAAAGAACATAGGTTCCGATCACGTACATGGCGGCGTTTCTCCGGGCGGCTCTAACACTGCCGTCCCATCGAATTAAAGAGGCAGCGATGAAAAAGACTTATCTCGTCACCGAGCGCGCCGGTCGCTACGTCGTAGGCCAGCGCAAGCCGGATAGCGGCCGGATAGTGCTTTCGGACAATCAGGCAGCCTATGAACTGGCTCTCGGAACTATTGTTCTCGCTCGCGATGGTGCTGAGGCCGAGGCTCTCCCAGAGAAAAAGACAAAGCGGCGTAAAGCCGGAGAAACCTTGGAGGCACCGGCATGGAAAGAAACGCAGCCCTTGGCGTCGATCTCAACCGAGTAACCGGCGAATTAATCGTCGGCTGGGCGCATGTTGAGCAGTGCATCGGCGATATCTTTTCGACCTATTTCGGCGAACGGATTATGCGCGAGTGGTACGGTTCACTCGTTCCTAAACTGCTCGGTGAGAATATAACGCACGATACAATCGTCAATTTTTTCGCAGCTATCACATCGGCAATCGACCAATGGGAGCCGCGTTTTAAGATCACAAAAATAATGCCTCTCTCAGTTGGCCGAGACGGCAAATTTCAGGTGCAGATTGACGGCGATTATCGCCCTCTTGCATTAATCGGAAACTATACATCGGCCGGTGCGAAGCGCATAACCGCTAACGGTGCAATTGGCAAAGGGTTGGTTATTTCATGATTAATCTTACCAATATCGGGCAGCCTGAAGTCATTGAAGCTATAGATTATGAAAATATTCTCGTTGACCTCCAAACTGAGCTAATTGAGCTTTTTCCAGAAATAGAACCCGTTCTTCAATTGGAAAGCGCACTCGCTAATAAATTGATGCAAGTCGCCTCTTATCGTGAAGTCCTTCTTCGCGCTCGCATCAATGATGCGGCTAAAGGCAATCTTTTAGCATTCGCGACCGGAAACGATCTAAATCACCTTGCAGTATTTTACGGTGTCGACCGTATGGAGGGTGAAGAGGATGAGGACTTCCGTGACCGCTTACATATAGAAGTAAAAGGCCGATCCACTGGTGGATCAGCACATTGGTATGCTGCTGCTGCCCGTCGTGCTGATGTTCGTGTGAAGTCAGTCGTCGTGTACCGTGAACGACTTCTACCTATTATCCACATAGCCGTTCTATCCAAAGAAAACGGTGGCATCCCAGATAAACAAATGCTCGACGCTGTAGAGGCCGTTGTGATGAGTGATCAGGTACGTCTGGTGAATGATACTCTAATAGTTGAGGCTGCTGTCAGTTCTTCGACAGACATTGAGGCAGACATTTGGCTCCTGCCGAATGCAACAACTGCTATTATCGATATCTTGCCTGAAACATTACGTGCAGCGTGGTTTGTTGAGGCAGGAGTTGGCTTTGACTTAGAGCCGTCATGGGTAGAAGCAAGACTACACGTAACAGGCGTAAAGCGAGTGAGGGTGATCACTCCGCAATCAACCCTAATTGCAGATCATGGTGTCGCGATATCTCTCGGCGATATAAAGCTGAACTTCAAAGGTTATGATTATTAATGACAAACCGGCAAGCATTACTTCCAAGTAATGCGACGGCGCTGGAAATTACCTTATCTCAGGTTATGGACAGAATGCCGGAGATTGGTGCCGGTATCGTCGCATTAAAGGGGTTCAAGTTTGACCCCAATAACTCTGTAATCCCGTATCTAATTCAGGAATATGGGCTAGAAGAAATCGAAGAGTTCTTCCCGATCCGTCGGGAGGTCATCACTGAAGGCGTGAAATGGCGTCGTCTTATTGGCACGCCAGAAGCGGTTCACATGGCGCTTCGCTGGATCGGCTATCGCGCTGCGATCGAAGAAGAGTGGGTAGGCCGAAAGAAGTGGAATACCTTCCAGCTCCGGTTCCGAGATTTGCCAGCAGCCGATCATCCTGACCTTGAGCGCATCGAGCGTATCGCTGAAATCTCAACTCCATTGCGATCACGCTTCCGCAGAGGCGTACATCTCTATGATGTCGGGCCTCTGATTGGTGACTGCACTCGGCTTAACTGCACCATGCTGGAGCGGGAGAGTGGCGTGGCGCTGGAGCCTGATGGTCCGATCTGGTCTTTTGGCAGGGTTCAAGAAATTGAACACACCCTGACAGAAGCGGAAGGACTGGCGCTCGGCAACTGGATTGCTCCGATTGAGGATGAATCTCTAACATTCCTCCAGATGACATATCCGTGGCTTGCAGCGACATTCCCGTGGGTTTCCCTGCCGACTGTTCAAAGACAGATCCTGATGGCTGGGTGGTTCGCAGGCAAGAGCATGCATGTCCGGTTCGCTGACAGAGACGGCCAGACAATTGGCTATCGCATGTGCAGGGCATCCCATGCCGCAAGGCAGAGGGCATCGGCCTCATACACTGTGGCAGGGAACCACTATGAGTCATTCATTGGCGGCACCATGCTTTATGTCGAGGCAATGACCGACTTTGGCGATCAGAACGGGGTCAATGCAGCAAATGTCTCCATCATCGTCGGAGCTGAGAGAGCGTCAGGTGTTAAGCCCGGCAAGCTGTGGCTTGAGCCTGATGAGCTTGTCGGCGGAACGGAGATCGTCAGCACTCCTGTATCAATCCCCTTGCGCACAACGGTTCGTGAGCAGGTCAAGTTTCTTGTGAGGTTTTAATGGCTTTTGAGCACAAAAGCGGCTTGCCGCATGCACATGACCGCGCTGCTGGTAAATCCGAGTGGAAGGGACTTGTGTTCTATGGCGACCGTCCTTTCATTCAGGCCGCCGAACTTAATGAAATGCAGACTATCCAGCGTGGTGTTCATGATCGTGTGTCTCGCCTTGTTGCAAAGGATGGTGATCGTATCGCGCATGCTGAAGCGTTCATCGATCTTGATGCTCGCACAATCACGCTGACTGCTGGCAGCATTTATGTTGCCGGTGATGTCTTCCCTGTCGGTGAGGCTGTGATCCATAACATCCCGCTGACCGGCCGTCTGGAAGTTGGTGTGAAGATGAAGACACGCCATCTCACTTCAGAAGACGACCCGACATTGCTTGGCCTCGTTCCAGGTACTGCGGCTGAAGGAGAGCCGGGCGCGGCGCGAACGATTCAATCAATCGCATGGGCGCTCCCCTATGATGAGACGGAAGGTGCCTTCAGTGCGGTGTACGTCATTCAGGACGGCACCATCCTTGATCAGACCGGGCCATCAATGCTGGAACCGGTTATGCAGCAGCTTGCTATCTATGACCGGCCTCATGGTCACTATGTCGTGGAAGGCTGCCGCGTGACGGGTCTTGGCGCGAATGCTGGTGGGCAGGAGTTCTCGATTGAACAGGGAGAGGCAAACATCTCCGGCTTCAAGCGCACTCGTCATGCTGCCATTCGTTTGTCAGAACAAGAGATCTGGGATGAAGGGGCAGTGCCGGGAGAGACGCACACCTATCCGGGCGGAGCCTCATACACATTCAAGGTTAACCAGCCGCCGATCAGTATGATTAACTCCATCCTGATCACCAAAGAGAAAACCGTAATGGTTACTCGCGGTTCCATTGCCAATGGCGTGGATGGTCTTCCTGACTCATCGGTCACTCAGATCATGAACATTCCCGGATATACTCAGGGTGTTGATTATCAGAGAATGGGCGATGCTGTCGATTGGGGTTTACCCGGCAATGAACCTACGGTCGGAACGTCATATGAATGTACCTACCGGTATCGGACGATCATTCAGGCGAATAGCTACACTCATGATGAGATCACTGTTTCAGGTGGAGCGACAGGTGGTGACGTAATCGTTGCCTACACAACTCGCCTGCCTCGCATTGATCGCATCGGGTTGAGAGAGGATGGATCTGCGGTTTACATCAAGGGCGTCTCTGCCCGTGCGAACCCTGTTCCACCTATCGTTCCTTCGGATGTTTTGCAGTTGGCAACGGTTTCGAATAACTGGATTGAACGTCCTGTTGTCGAGAATGACGCCATCCGTTCAGTTCCGTATGGAGAGATCTGGCGCTACTTCAATCGTATCATTGATATGGATCGCCTAGTGCAGCAGGAGCGGCTCAAGAATGACATCGATTCCCGTGAGCCTGTGGCTAAGAAGGGAATGTTCGTTGATGCGTTTGAAAACGATACCATGCGTGATGCTGGCATCGAACAGTCGGCAGCAGTGGGGAACGGAATTTTCCAGCTGGCGATTGTGCCGACTGTGCATCGTGTTCAGATGTTTAATCCGGTCACACTGGATTTCACAGAAGAAGTTATCGCGGTGCAGGATCTTAAGACGGCCTGCACCAAGATCAACCCATATGCCAACTTCACGCAACTGCCGGGAACAATGGACATTGATCCTGCTGTGGACTTCTGGACAGTGCAGCAAACTGAATGGCTCTCCCCTGAGACGATTAATCTCAATATGGGGCAGACATCGAACAGGCGAACTCCTCTGCGGGTAACAACCGAAGAGAATAAGCTTATCGATCAGCGCAGCGAGCAGGCAGAGTTCCTTCGTGAAATCCCCGTCGAGTTCAATATCTCTGGGTTCGGCGCAGGAGAGATTCTTGACCTCCTGACTTTCGATGCGATCTCGGTTCTACCGGCAGGAGGGTTAACCGCTGATGTTGATGGACGCATCCAAGGGACATTCACGATTCCGGCAAACGTAACAGCTGGGACGAAGACAATCTCTGCAGAGGGGCGTGGCGGCTCACAGGCCAATGCGTTCTTCACCGGCATGGGAACGATCAACATTGACGTTATGCGTCGTGTGACAACAATCCGGACATGGACATTTGTTGATGCTGACCCGCAGGCGCAAATGTTTGCTGTGCCGGAGCCGCGGCAAATGATCGGTGTGGACTTCCATCTTTGTCAGATCGGAGACCAAAACAAAGGCCTTCTGATTGAGCAGGTAACGATTGATAATGGCTACCCAACAACGGAAGTCATGGCTCAATCTACAGTCAGCATGGTCGGTGCGGTGGAGGGATGGAAACATGCCAGATACCGTCTGCCAGTGACCACGCAGTCTGACCGGAAGTTCGCTTTCGTGATTAAGACCGATGACAATGAGCATTCGGTTTCACTCGCAAAGCTCGGTGAGTTCGATCAGGATCAGCAGAAGTTTGTGTCATCTCACCCATATGTTATTGGCCCACGCTTCTCCAGTGTGAACGCTGAAACATGGTCTGCTCATCAGGATGAAGCTCTTACGTTCCGCCTCATCGCTGCGAAGTACACATCCACGACAAAGACTGTTGATCTCGGCACTATCGATCTCGATCAGTGTTCTGATCTCCAGATCAGAGCTGTGGTTGAGCTGCCTTCACCGGCATGTTCGGTTGTGTTTGAGGTCGAGCGTACAAACGGAACGATCTATAAGCTGCTGCCATACCAGCTTCTTGAGCTGACAGAGTATATCACGGAGACTGTAAAGCTTCGGGCTATCCTCACTGGAACAAGCAAGCTGTCTCCTATCCTGTTCGCGCCAATTGAGTTGATCTCAGGTACAATCAAAACGGAGGCAACATATGTTTCACGCGCTATGGCGCTGGGAACAAATGTGCGCGTGTCGGCATATCTCAAGACGTTCATTCCGGGCGGGGCAACATTCAAGATGGAATACTCCATCGAAGGTGGGGCATTCGTCTCGTTGCCAGTGGCCGAAGTCGAGCAGTTGGCGTTCCCTATGTGGTCAGAGCAGAAGTTCCAAGCCTCTAACCTATCGGGTCAAAACATCCGATTGAAAATCATCGCAACCGGTGGGCCATCTTCGCGGATTGCAGCCGGTGACTTTGGAGCAGGGATCTTCTAATGGCGGACACAACAACACACTATGACATCCCGCAGGTTGATCCTGAAAAGAACGTCTCTGATGAAGTGTTCGTGCTTATTCAGGCGTTCGAAGTGGTTGATGATGTTCTCTTCCGTCTCGCTCAAGAGATCGTTAAGAAACTCAACAGCGATGATGAGATTGCAATCAGCAAGATCACCAATCTTCAGCAGACGCTCGATGACAAGATGCTGAAAAGCCGGACGTTTAAGCTCACTGAGTTGACGGACGTTATCGGCGCTCAGGAAGCGATGATCAACTACATCATGACAAAAGGAGCGGATGGCTATGTCTTCCGCTCTGCCCTGTCGGTTCTTGGAGCACACCTTCACGACATCGCAGATGTCAGAGGGCTGCAGCCTGTTTTGAATACATTCATCGCCGGAGCTGCATCGTCAGTCGATGGCGAAGTTCCGGTATTCCAAAGCACGACAGGGAAGCAGCTTAAAAACTCAGGTGTCACCATAGCCTCTCTGCGGGACGGTGGGACTTACTAACAGTGTTAGGGTGGCATGAGATTTGCCACCCGCAATCATTTAATCTCGGAGGCGGTCACTGATGGCGTACCAGCAAAAGCGAAGCTCTGTAGTTGGGAAGGTGCCAACAGTCGCAGACTTCGGGAGCGATACCGGACAGCTCATTATCAACACAGCAGATGGTAAAATCTACATGCTGGTTGGCGGTGTTGTCAGGGCATTTACAAATGATGATGACCTGCCAGCTACGGCGCCTATCGGCTCTATCATTATGATGGCTTCTGATGACAAGATTGTTCCTCCGGGCTGCCTGCTCATGAATGGCGCACCCGTGACTGCAACATATCCAGAGCTGCGTGCTCATGGTATTGCTGCGGGTTGGGAGCGGAATGCCGCTGGCGATCCGCTAACCCCTGATATGGGCGGGTATATCGCTCGAGGCTGGCGTCCGGGTCAGTTGGTTGATGCTGGTCGTATATTTGGTACTGTGCAGCAGGATGCTTTGCAAGATCATGGGCATCCAATACTTGGATCAGGTGGATCTGTGGCTGCAACGATTGATGCCAGAGGTCTTATGGGGGGTAATGGTGTCCCTAATAGTGGGGACATTGCGTCAAACCCACGCTACAGAAATGCGAGTACAAATCCAGCTGCGAATAATGAGTCGTATATTGGAATTTCAAGCTTACTTACTAATACACGCACAGCAAGCGAAACCCGTCCAATCAACCGCACGTTTACCTATTGGGTGAAAGCTTATCCTGCTAAGGTCGATACAGGCTCAATTGATCTTGCTAACCTGACACGAGATATTCAGGGGGTGGCCACGTCTATTTCTGATTTGGAAAGCCTAATGCAGGCAAAGCTTGATGCCATGCAAAAACAGTTCTTTGGGAATGGCCAAGTTTGGCAGTCCGTTAGCCGCCCTGCCAATACTGTTTTCCAAAACACAACAGGTAAGACCATTTTCATTACTGTCAACATTTCAAGCGGCTACGGAACTTTTCAGATGTCGCCGG